CAATGCTAAGATGGAGAATGTACGACCATCCTGAATTATTGTCCGAAGATGATGAACACAATTACATCATGGCTATTGAATACAATATTGATTTACATTGTTCAAAATTAATGGATACTTTCTGCCAAGTATTTGAACTTAACGAATACGCTAGTGCTGAAGTAAAAGAGATGAGAGCAGCTATCCTTCGTGGACATGAAGAACAAGCCGATAAAGAAGACCTACCAAGTTTCCCTGTTAAAAGCAAAAAAGCTAAAAAACAGGTAAACAAATAATGAAGATACTATTACTTGATATAGAGTCCTCACCTAACGTAGCACATGTCTGGGGCTTATGGCAACAGAACGTTGGAATCAATCAACTAATGGAATCTTCGTATGTACTTTGCTGGGCTGCTAAGTGGCTTGGTGAAGATGAAATCATATTTGATTCTGTATACCAGTCTAAACCTAAAAAGATGCTGAAGGGAATCTATGACTTACTCAATGCTGCAGATGCAGTCATTCATTATAACGGTACTAAGTTTGACATTCCTACTCTTAATAAGGAATTCTTACTACATAATTATGCTCCACCATCGCCTTATAAACAGATTGATCTTTTGCGTGTTGCTCGTAGCCAGTTCCGTTTTCCTAGTAACAAGTTGGACTACGTAGCTCAGCGTCTAGGTCTAGGAAAGAAACAAGAACATGAAGGACATGACCTCTGGGTCAAGTGTATGAATGGAGATAAAGATGCTTGGAAACGTATGGAAACGTATAATATTCAAGATGTCGTTTTGCTTGAATCTTTGTATTGCCGTCTTCTTCCATGGATTAAATCTCATCCTAATCATAACCTTTTTGCCGATAGTGCTGTGTGCCCCACCTGTGCTGGGACTAGACTTCAAAAGCGTGGTAATGCTGTCTCGTCTACTGGGACTTATCAACGATATCAGTGCAGAGATTGCGGAAGCTGGTCTCAAGGTACTAAATCAATCAAGCCCTCCGTCGAGGTGAAGGGGCTATCATGAACGAATGCCTTTATCATAAAAAGCTTTACCACACTTTTTGTCAAGACTGCATGCTGTTAAAAATGGAAAATAATAAAACTACTTACGGAGCAGGCCCTTCTGACTCCTACTACCCACCTGGTTCTACCAAAGATAATATTAATCCTGATTACTATCGTCTAGGTGGTATTGAATGTATTGATGCTATTAACGAAGTTGTGCAACATCTTGATGGCATGGAAGCAATGTGTACAGGTAACGCTATTAAGTATCTATGGCGTTGGAAGCATAAGAACGGAATTACTGATTTGCGTAAAGCATCGTGGTATATTCAAAGGATGATTGATGAGTTTGACTCTCACTGATATAATCTATCGACTGAAGCAACTAGATGAGATGGACATCACAGATATTCTTGGTTTGACTACCGAGGATATCTGTGAAAGATTCTTAGATGTAATAGAAGAAAAAGCGGATGTATTAGAACAACTATTAAAGGACGATGATGACAACTAAAAAGCCGTTACACGATATGGGTCCTCCAATCAAAGATGAGATACCTGGGCTGCGAGACTTCTTTGCTACTTCAGTACTCTCAGGAGCAATAGACTCTGCTGGAGTACCTGAATCAAATGTAGAAGAGTACTGTGAGTTCATAGCTATCTTCTGTTATAAAATGGCAGATGCAATGATGACAGAAAAATATAAGAAAAACACACGACACTAAGGACAAGATGTACACAACACCATTTAGCACAGTAGGCTATATTACCTACAAGAGAACTTATGCACGTCGCTTAGACGAAGCAGACATCACCAGTAAGACAGAAGAGTTTCCACAGACAGTAGAACGAGTTATTAAAGCAGCAAACACCCAATTAAGTTGTAATTTTACAGCGAAAGAGCAAGAGCGTTTACGTAAGTATTTAACAGAACTCAAAGGAACTGTAGCAGGTCGTTTCCTTTGGCAGATGGGTACAGACACTGTAGGCAAGCTAGGCTTAGCCTCGTTACAGAACTGTGCATTCACTGTAATTGATGAACCTGTTCGTCCCTTTACTTGGGCTATGGACCTATTGATGTTAGGCTCTGGCGTAGGTTATAACATTCAAAGGAAAAACGTTGAAAAACTTCCTGAAGTCAATCCTAATTTTACTGCCCCTACTCGTTTGGATACAAATGATGCGGATTTTATTGTTCCTGATTCAAGGGAAGGCTGGGTCAGTCTTCTTGGCAAAACGCTCAAAGCAGCGTTCTTAAGCGTTAAAGAACCTACCTTTACTTATAGCACTGTATTAGTACGTGGTCGTGGTGCTGTTATTAAGGGCTTTGGAGGCACTGCATCAGGCCCTGAAGACCTTTGTGAAGGTATCGCTAAGGTAAGTACTATCCTTGAGAAGCGTGCAGGTAAGAAGCTACGTCCTATTGATTGCTTGGACATTATGAATATTATTGGTGCAATCGTCGTAGCAGGTAATGTACGTCGTTCAGCACAAATTGCTATTGGAGATGCAGATGACGTGGAATACCTTCTTGCTAAGCGTTGGGATATGGGAAATATTCCTTCTTGGCGTGCTATGTCTAATAACTCGGTGGTGTGTAACGACATTAAAGACCTCCATGAGTATTTCTGGGATGGCTACGAAGGTAAAGGAGAGCCTTACGGTCTTATTAACCTGCGTCTCAGTCGCAAGATTGGTCGTCTTGGTGACACTAATTATCCTGACCCTGACGTTATGGGCTATAACCCATGTGCTGAGCAGTCTTTGGCAGCTTATGAGACTTGCTGTTTAGCTGAAGTCTATTTGTCTAATGTAACCTCGAAAGAAGAATTTGTTGATATCTGCACACTCCTATATCGCATTAATAAGCATAGCCTTTCTTTGCCTTGCCATCTACAAGAAACAGCCGATATCGTCCATAAAAATATGCGTATGGGTATTGGCGTTACTGGAGTTCTCCAAGCTTCTGACGAGCAACGCTCTTGGTTAAAAGAAGCTTATGAAGAGCTACGTAAGTTTGACAAAGAGTACTCTGCTAAGCATGGCTTCCCTGAGTCTATTAAGTTAACTACAGTTAAACCTTCAGGTACTTTGTCGTTGTTACCAGGTGTAACTTCAGGTTGCCATCCTGCTTATAGCCACTACATGATTCGTCGTATCCGTATTGCTGCAGATCACAGCTTAGTACAAGTATGTCGTGAGCATGGATACCCAGTAGAGTTCCAGCGTAACTTTGATGGCACTGATGACCATAGCACAATGGTAGTTTCATTTCCATTTGCTTATCCTGAAGGCACAAAGATTGCTGCTGAGATGACTGCTATCGACCAACTAGAAGTAGTTAAATGGTTGCAAGAGAACTGGTCAGACAATAGCGTTAGCTGTACTGTGTACTACCGTAAAGAAGAGTTGCCAGAGATTAAGAAGTACTTGGCAAAGAATTACAAGAACAATCATAAGTCACTTTCGTTCTTGCTTCATAATGAACATGGCTTCCAACAAGCCCCATTAGAAGAGATTACCAAAGAAGCTTATGATGCACTAGTTGCTAGTACTACATTAATTACCAAAGTGGAAGATGCTTCCTTTGAAGGTGATCTAGAGTGCAGTAGTGGACACTGCCCAGTTAAATAAGTTACGAGGGAAAGTGTAAAGAAACGAGTACCTCACCTCATTAAGGAAATAAGATGATTAATAAAGAAGATTTTGGTATTGGGATGAAACGATTGTTTGATATATTGAACATGGCAGACATGCTGCAAGTCATGGCTACAGAACCTTTCTTAGCTGCTGCTCCATCGTTCAATGAATTAGATGACATTCAATTTATGTCAATTTGGAATGACCAAGTAAAGACTCATGTACAAACATTTAATGACAGGCTATTAGAGTTGCAGACTCTTCCGTTGTTTAGGGAAGTTGCTCCTCCTAATTACCCAGACCCTGAAAAGGTCTTATAAAGTTTCTCGGTGTTGTTTTTTATGGCCCTGCTTTGTGCAGGGTCTTTTTTTTTTGTGTAATATACTACACAATTATAGGTGAGGGGTTACAAACTCGCCTGTCAATTCGTTGATGCCCTAGTTAGAAAGACGGAAAATCGCTAGGTTCTTGATACCCTCGTGCCGTCTTGACTTATTTAGGGATCTTCGGCATCTTGCGAAGACTCTTAGGTTTCTTTGGCATTAGCCTTGTTTCTTTAACAGGGATGTAAGGTTTCTTTGAAGCCTTAGCACGAGGTGGTTTCTTGAGTTTGATTTTCATTTGATTCCCACTTGTTCGTTAATCCACTTTTGTAGTTCTACTAATTGGAGCGTGGTTTCAGAGCATCGGAGAGCAAGTCCATTGTAGGAGGCGATAGCATCAGCAAGCTGGGAGGTTGGGGAAAGTCCTGACACTTTACTGCTACTGGGGTTGTTCCACACGCTTGTAGACTTGTAATAGTTACGAACAGCAGCAAGCTTAGCTTCGTATTCATCTTGAATTCCTTTTGTTACTATTTCATGTTGTTTATTGATTGATGCAACTTTTGCTTCTTGGACTGCTGCTTGTTGTTTAACCTCATCTTGAAACTGGGCGAATCGTAAATGCTCAAAGCGATAGCCAAGATACCAAGAACCACCCAACAGCAATATACATATCCCCACTTTGACATAATCAATCACCGATAAAGGAAACATTATTTTTCATCCAAAGGTTTAGTTGTTACAATACGTAACACTGAGATAATCAAACCGATAACAATCATAGTTGTGTTAAAACTAAGGTCATCTTTAATGATTTCTTTTAGATATTGAGAGTTATCAGAGAGTGTCCCCAAAGCTGAAATAAGACCACCAAACCACATGGTCTTGCTTTTAAAAGCACCTTTGATATACTCTTTTAATTTAGTCCACATATTATTTCTTCTTAGCTTTTTTAGCTTTAGATTTACCAGCTTTAGATAAAGCAATAGCGATGGCTTGCTTCTGAGGCTTGCCATGCTTCATCTCAGTACGAATGTTTTTAGATACAGTCTTTTGACTACTTCCTTTTTTTAATGGCATATTATCCTCTATAGGTTTCATGTTGAAAACAAGCCTGCTCAGCAAGCCTACGTTTTAAAATACCTTCATTAGATCTACCACCTGCCATGTCCCACTTAGGGAACTCTCCAGCAGCAGCGTCTAGTTGTCCTCTCTGTAAAAAAGTACAAAGAGTAGAACGTTTAAAAGCAGCACATCCTAAGTTATACACAAAAGATACTAGAGCATCGAATTGATTTTGTGTAAGCTTTGCTCCAGTAGAATTGACACACTGTTCAGCAGTTTGTAAATCTTTAACAAGCAAAGACGAAGCCTGTCCCATAGTAATAGGACTTCCTGCTACGCAGCCGTCACCAGGGACAATCATGTGTCCATAACCAACTGTAAGCTTTCCTACGCCATCTTCATAAGGCATACTACGAAAGCCTTCAAATGTTTTAATTTGTTCTATACCGTGGTAAGAAGTTTTCATTAGTTATATAAAGGAAGATAATAAGTTACACCGTCACAGGTAATAGGAAGCCA